ACCCACACCTGTCGGGCCCGTGGGCCCGAGAGAACCAGTTGGTCCCGTAGGGCCAACACCCTGCAAGTCAGCAATCTGCTGCGTCGTGGCGCGACGGGAAACGCCCGACTGGACGACCTCCATCTGCTCCGTGCCGTTCAAGGAGATGACAGCCGGCAGGTTTGGAATTTGAATGTTAGTCGCCATACAACGGCCCCGTCTTTGGCACCACGTCGTTATTATACGGCAAGCCGGGGTCATTGCCACCAATGCTCGCCGGTACAGTCGGACTTGTGCCGGGTTCTTCGTTAAGTCCGCCCGGAGGCTCGCCGGTTTGCTGCGTCACACGAACCTTATCATCCTGCGTTGTTCTGGTGTCACCATTAACGACAGGAATGCCAGTTTGCGGATCAACAGTGTTCTGACCAGAAATAGCTCTGGTGTTGGTTTCTGCCGTCACAAAATCCTGAATGCGGGGATTGATGATCGGCATCGGATCAGCCGGCACGACAATCGCGCGCAACTGCTGCTGCGGCATGTCATTGCAGGTGTCGCAAACAAGGATTTTCTTGTTGATGAGCGAAGCGCCAGCCCAGTCAAACTGCCATTTCAGGTCAACATGGTTGTACCGGAAGCCGCAGCGGTCACATATGGCATGTGCCTGCGGGTTTCTGGAGCTTGTTCTGGCTCTTCCCGACTGAGAAGCGTATCCCATACCGCTCTCCTATCGGAAATATCCGCTGATAGCGGGTGAAATGTACTGCTGAGCCGTTTCGACGTTCTGATCGGCGGCGATTTGATACGCCTCATCAGCGAAAGGCTTGATCGACGCCAGCATTTGCGGAGCCCAAACCTGCGCGAGGCGTACAGCAAGGCCAAAAGCGAACGCATCCATCCACAAATAGGGGATCTCAACGTTCTCGCCGCCCTGCAAATTGGCATCCTGAAGGCGCTTAACGCGGTAATACTTGAGGTATTGCGCGCTGGTGCCGTCAGGAACAGGCCAAAGTGTCACAGTTGGTGACAGAAGGCGGTCAAACCAGAAGACGGTCGTGAAGCCCTGCTGCTCTTTGTTCGGGTAAGACGCATATTCCGTGCGCGAAATCGGCATGATTACGCGGTCAATCGGATTATTCACGCCATCGTCAATCGTCATATAGGCGTCGAGGATGACCACCGTGTTCGCATCGACGTTGTAGGTCGCCTGCCCCTGAACCAAAGGCGTTGTAACGAGATCAACAGCCCAAAGATTCACGCCCCGGTTCGACCAGCTCGCCAAAAGCAGATTGGTCGCCATTCTGGCAGACTCAAAATGCTCCTGAACGAGAGAGGTGCTGCGAAGGCCAATCAAATTGTAGGCGTACAGCGTCAGTTCGCCGAGCGACGGATTAAACGTGTATGTCCCACTGGTTGCCATTGCGATACCTTAAGTGCTGGCGTCATTCTTGATGTAGATAACGTGCATTTCGCCCGTCACCTGAGCCGCAGCAGACGCTAACGCCTGCATTTGAATGTCAGATTTTTCTTCAACCACCAGATATGTGTCAAAGTGACGGTCATACGCACCCCCGCCGTTTACTTTGGCCGTTGCTTCAAAACTGAACACACCTCCAAACGGACGGATAACAACCGCGCCAGTGATTTGGTTGTTTGCCGTTGAGCTATTGGACGTGAATGCGTAGCTCGTTACATAAGCAGTGTAGCCCGCCGGAACGGTCCAGAGAGCCATTTGCGACTTGTTATACCCAATCTCAATTTGAGCAAAAACATTCGCCGGGACACCGGAAGTAACGGTGCCCGTCCCCGCGTAGACGATGCCAGCATTTACACCACCGCTACCAGCCGTCAAAACTATGAGGCTAGTCAGCCGAAGATAGCTGTTGACCGTGTTAACCGCCGTCTGACCGTTCAGGGTCACGACTTCGCTAATTTCATTGTAGCTGCCGTCGAGACCGCTGATCTGAATGGTCCTTGCGCCTGTTCCCGCTGCCGCGTCATCCGCGCTACCGCTTGAAATCTTAATGACCGTTGCGGCTGACAAATACGAGTAGACGGAACTTGGCGTCCAAATTGTCTCAAAGGACGTTCCAACGGCATTGTTAATACCAAACTGGAACAGCGTCTCATGCCAAGTGATTTGACCGCGCGAAACCTGAAGCTCAAACGGCTCAAAACGACCGTTCTGTGTAATTGACCAAGCTGTAACGGACATTTTTAGCTCCTCTTGCCAGCACGCGCTGCGGCGGCGTTATCGACCAGATTTGGATATGGGCGGCCCGCTGCGCGAGCCTTGGCTTTGGCAGACTGAACCTGCTTGCGGTTCAAGTGTTTCACCTTTGCGTCTTTGGGAGCGTCTTTCTCCCAGAAAGGTTTGTCAGCCATTTTAGCAGTCCCACTTCCTTAAAGACTTGTTGATGCGGCTGTCTGGATCTGCGGCCTTCGCGGAACCTGTCAGCTTGCGCTTCATGCCAGTCATCCTAGCACAGAAGCTGTCTTTGCGCGAACCGCCTTCAGGCTGCGGGCGCTTAATATCGTGGCCCTGAGCGCGCAAAGATGCGCGACCTTTTTCATTAAGACCACCAGAAGGATTTTTGCCTTCCTTGCGTGTCCAAGCACCAGACATCTCACCCTCCATTGCAAATACGGGGGCGCGAAGCCCCCGTAAATAGCCACAGAACTAAGTTCAAAACTTAGTAATGCGAAACCTTGCCACGGGGCGTGCCGGGGCCAGAGGCCGACGACAGAACACCGCCGCCAGACTTACGCGGCTTGCGGCCAGCGTGAGCCATCGACATCGGGCTCTTGTCCTTGCCGACGGTCTTGCCGCCGCGCTTGAAGCCGTCATCGCCCTTCATCATTTCCTTAGCAACATTGCTGTCGCCGCCCGAGTAAGCCGTGTGCGACTTAGCTTGGCGCTTGCCAGAATTACCTTTCATGCGAACCTCCTATTAGGCTGTCAGGTTGATGCCCTGAATGTATGTGACAGTGATGACGCCGACGCCGGAACCTGTGTTGGTCGAAGTGACAGCAATCTTGCGGTCAGTCGTGCCAACATCGACCCAGTTTGCAGCGCGAGTAGCGTCATCGCCGGGAGCGGCAGCAACGATACCAAATGCTACGCCGTCAACGGCAGCAGCAGCCGTGAAGAACGTAGCCGACGCAGTCGTGCCGACACCGAAGGTGGTGGCAGCGCCCGTGAACTCAGTTGTCACGTTGATGGAGATGCTGAGGACTTGGCTGTTAGCGGGGATAACGATGGATGTTGTTGTGGCTGCCTGAGTGAACGCAGACGACTGCGCCATCACGACATAACCGACGTTTGCAACGTCCGTGCCCAGCGTAGTGCCGCTGGTATTGAGGATGTCGCCAGCCTTAATCGGGCCAGTGAATGTAGTAGTGCTCATATGAGCCTCCTGCACGAGTTAGCATACAGTCTGTGCAGCGTCCGCTAGGTCGGTCTGTATGCTTGAAAACCTAGATGAAAGGCGGGGCCGAAGCCCCGCCCAATACCCGATTAGGTCGGGATCGCACCGTACACGGAGCGCCAGTTGTAATATCCAAAAGAGTAACGCTCGTAGCCCTTGACGAGGAGGTTATCTGTAGTGAAATCGACTTGAAGGTCGGTTTCAAACTTGATGCGCTCCATGTACGACAGACCGTCGATGTTCGTGAGCAGGAACCACGCACGAGCATTGGTGAGGTAGTCGTTGACCATGTAACCTTCAGGCAAGCCGCCTGCGGTGCTCATGATCGCATTGACGTCGTTGTCTGCTGTGCCGGGGCGCAGTTCAGTCTTCGTCAGACGGATAGCGACAGGCTCAAGAGCAGGCGGGATGATCAAGCGACGGCCGCGAGCAAACACCTTGAGACCAGCCTGATCTTTGAAGTTCGTGCGGATTGCGATCATCGCATTCAGCAGCGTGCTTTCGTTCAGGTCGTTCGTGGTGTAGTTCGAGATCACGCCACCGTCGATCGGGTGCGAGGCCGAAACGAGAGCCACGCCGTCACCACCAACAGCCGCATTGTATGTGGTTGCTGTGTTGAGGACGTTAGCGCCGTAGATTTCCTTCGTCTGAGCGAAAGACATCGTCAGGCCGAGGTTCGACGGAGCGAACTGGCTCTTGTAGAGGTTGTCGTCGATCGCCTTACGAGTGATCGCGTAACCCAAGCCGATTTCGACGTGCTCCTGATTGTAGACAAAACGCTCACCAGCAGCGTTATCAAACGCAGTCTGGCCGCCTTCAGTCTTCAACTGAGCATAGCCAAGGAAGCGCATCTCAGCGGTGCGTTCCAGAGCCATTTTCGAGTCGTGCTTCGTGAAGATCTTGTCGTATTGCGACGGGATCTGTTCGTACTGACCTTCAACCCCACGGAGGCCGGGGAGGAGAAGGTCTTTAATGGCAGAAAGATTAACAGCCATAGCGCCTTACTCCTTAGATGCCAGTCTGGTTCTTCGTGGTCACGTTATTGAAAGCGACAACAACGTAGTTCGATGTTGCGACTTCAGTACCGTTTGCGCCCGGAGGCGACGTCACGAGAGAAACAATGCGGAAGGGGAGGGTAGCAGTCGTCGGGCCAACATCAGAGAGAGTTGCCGCCGAGATACCCGTGGAAGTGCTGCCGGAGCCGATGGTGTAACCAGCGGTCGCGCCGACGTCAGCCTGAGTGATGCCACCCGAGATCGACGACACGGCCTGAACGACGAACTTAGCGTTCGGGTCGTTGCAGACGTAGCCGATGATCGTGCCAGTGGCCGGATCAGTGCCGCCCGGATAGTAGTTCGACCAAACAGTACGCTTCTGCGAAACAGAGAGGTACTGGCAGCCCATGAAGATACCAGCAATACCAGCAGCAGCAGTCGTGCCGTCGCCCTGTGTAATGTAGCCAGTGTCGAGAGGTTCGACGGGGTCGCCGAAGAAGATATTCGTCGAGTTGTAGCCGATCTGCATCGCGACCTGTTCATAGGTCGGGGCAGAACCTGTGCCTTGATACTGACGGAAACCGAAAGGCGCATTGGTGTTCGCCATGACGGATCCTCCTTTTTACGGGAAGTCCCAATCATGCCACACCGGGGGCACTAGGAACCGGAAGTAGTGAAGCCTCCACGCCGGGGGAAGCCAAAGCGAACAAATGTCGCTTATGCGGCCATACTACAACCAGTCGTGTAAAAAAGTAAAGGGGCGCACGAATGCGCCCCTAATTGGTGCCCCCGGTAGGATTTGAACCCACGACCTACGGTTTACAAAACCGTTGCTCTACCACTGCGCTACAAGGGCTTTTGACTTACAAATCCTCGGGGATCGGCATGTCGAAGGACTTCTTGATGTTCGGACGAGTGCGCGGATCGGCGTCGCGAGACAGCGTGCCTTCCGGTGTGCCTGCAATCTGAGCTTCCTTGATGCGGACCTGCGCACGAGCGCGCTTCAGCTCGATGTTGCGGATTTCGTCCGAGATTTCCTTCGGACGTTCCATCAAGATCATGCCCTTGCGCTCGATCGTGTTGCCCGACCAGTTCTTTGGCATCATGGCCTGATGCGTGCTGTCGCGATTGAGCGGGACTTCTTCCCAGCCGTCACGAGCAAGCTGAACGGTGTAGGCAGGATCTTCTTGGTTCCAGATCGTGCGGCGCTTCCACTCGTAGGTCCAGCCATCCGGCACCATGCTCGGCGGAATATAGAACTCGTCGGTGCCCTCATCGAGGTCGCCAACGTGTTCACGGAGCTGGGCGGCACGAGCCGCCGCACGGGCGCGGGGATCATCTTCACGCATAGCGGGCCTCATTGATGGACGTTCGACTGTTTCTGCTTTTGTGGCCTTATCAGCCACGGCTTTCTGAAATTTGCTGACCATAAGTCATCTCCGATTAGTTGAGGCGGCCTTCCTTCTGAAGGAGCAGCTTGTTACGGGCATAGTCTTCCTCGGTCATGCCGAGGTCGCGAGCGGTTTCTGCTTCAGCCTTCGTCAGGCGAACCACGTTCGGGCGCGAACCCGTTCCAGTGCCTGAGCGAGTGACGGGAGCGGCAGGAGGAGCACGGCGCTGTGTGACCTTTGCTGCGCCTGCCATCGGATCTTCAGCCTCGACGGCAACAGGCTTGCTGATGCGCAGCGTGTCTTCGATCGAAGCAAAATAGTCGTCCGTATCGGGCGAATGACCGTCAGCCATAGCGATGTTATGGGCTGCAACCATCTTCTGATACAGGCGCGCGTCAGTCGCAAAGTGAGGATTGCGACGGATCCACTGTGCAGAGCGGGGCGAAAGCTGTGAGGCGAGCGCCTCGACAGGGTCAGACGGAGCTTGAGGCTGCGGGGCCTCGTACTTCGGCGCAGTTTCCATGTGCTGACGACCACGCTCAAGCTCCATGAGCTTGGCGGAGTTCATGCTCATAGTCTCTTGGATCTCGGCAGCCTTTGTATAGTCACCGACGGCCATAGCCTCGCTGTAATTATACTTCAGGACGTCGTTATTGCGCTTAACCGTGTCGATCGCGTTCTTCACGAGCTGCAAATTGGTGTCTTGCACCTCATTTTTAGCCTCAGCGGCCGCCTGAGCGGCCATGTGAGCCTGCTTTTCAGCCTGAATGCGGGCCTGACGCTCTTGTTCGAGCTTCATTTTGAGGTCATTTATGCCCTCATCGGCCTCTACTTCGGCTTTTTTGTCGTTATTATCGACTTTTTCGACCTGAATATCGCTTTCAGGGGTCTTTTTCTCGTCAGTAAGCTCGATTTCAAGCTGTTCGTCGTTGTCTGCCATGTGATTTCTCCTCACCAAACCTGATCGGGATGGCTGATGCGGCCACGGATCGACATATCATCGAGCATGCGGCACAGAGTGCCGTTTACAGTGACATTCCAACCGTCGCTGGGACGGAAAACGATCCAGTCGCCTTCCTTAATATCAAGGCCAGAGAACCACTTACCCTCATCATCGACGAAAGCGGACGGGCCTTTCTTCACAATCAGGCCGACCTTGGACTGAAAGCGATCTTCGTCGCGGGTCTTATCCGAAAGGATGATCCCGCTCTTTGTTTTCTCAGGGCGGATGTAGACTGCAACCAGCACCTGCATATTAAAGATCTCGACGCCGCTCAGGTCGCCGACTTCTTTCATCAAATGCTCGCGCGGATCCGTATCGTGCGCCATAGCGATGTTAGACATTCCCCTCATACTCCTTCAGTTATTGTCGCGGCGCTCAATAATAAGCGACGCCTCGTCACACAGCTCAATCGCCATGCGAAGCCCTTTGATTATTCCAACGTGGTAGCGATATGTCTCAAAATCAACAGTCGAGAGGCCTGTGGAAAGAAGTTCCTTCCGCTCTTCAACCGACTGCTCAATGAGCTTCTTCAGCTCTTTCTCGAATTTCGAGTTGTATGTCAGCACGAGTTTCCCCTCTCATGTCCCCTCATGTGTAAGGGTGACTGGCACGAGGGGAAAGTGCCAGCCACCCTCTTATTCACGGCCTGAGTGCGACCGACCGCGAACTACTTGCGCTTCTGGATCTCAGTCTTCTCAAGACGACCAAGACCAGAGCCAGCGCCCGCATCCATGTCCTTATAAGAACGATAGACGCCGCCGCCAGCCTTACGCTCGCCGCGCTTGGCGATGTCAGTCTTCTGCAAACGACCTTCGCCAGAGCCAGCGCCAGCCGTCATGTCCTTGTAGGACTTGGCGACTTTGCTGATGCGGCCGCCAGCCTTGCGGGCCATCGGAGGTGCGCCAGCAGGCATTGGAGGCATTGGCATCGGCATTGGCATAGGGGCCGGAGGCGGAGCGCCGGGGCCAGCAGCCATCGGCACAGGAACGCCGCCACCAGCAGGTCCACCAGCGTCAGGGCCGCCAGCAGGAGGCATCATGCCCGGCTGCTGAGGCTTCTGGCCTGCGGAGATGACGATGTTGATGTTCGTCTTGCCCTTGGCCTTGCCGCCCTTGGCGTAGCCTGTCGGCTTTCCGTCACCCATGTTTGGAGCCATAGCAGGCATTTGCATGCCCTGCTGCGCCATCGGAGGGATCATCTGAGGGGCGTTGCCGCCCATCGCGCCGCCGTAAAACTTGCCGGGGCGCTTGACCTTGCCGCCACTTGCGCGAGGCGAAACAAGAGGTTTGCCGGGCGACAACTTACCACCGTATTCCGTGCTTTTCAGGCGGGCTGTCGGATCTTGAGGATCGTAAGCAATCGGCTTCGTTGTTTCGCCGCCTTCTTCGCGACGAAGACGTCCTCCGTTTTTGCGGTCAGAAAACAAAGGCTTACCGGGCGGGAGCTTTCCACCGTAATCAACGCTCTTCAAACGCGCCGTTGGATCTGCGGGATCAAACTCAATTTTTGGAGGCTTCTTTTCTTCCGCACCGCCTTCAGATTTTCCCGTGCGAGCGGACGGCTTCACCATCTTCTTGATGAGCTTTTTGTCCATAGCCTCGTCAGGGTGCTTGGCAGCG